GTGCAACCGCCACGACGAACGAACCGGAACGCGTTGGGGTCAGCCGATGCTAGAGCGTTTAATTGAGCCTCATTGCCAGCCGTGAAGCCTTCAATGGACTGGCCTTCTGTTGAGTTGCACCCATTATTAGCCGCCGGTTGAGTAGCCGGACGACATGACCCCATGATGAAGTTTTCGCCATTAGGACAGTCATAGCTTTGTGTCGGGGTAGCTTGGTTACCGAAGTAAGCACACGTGCCGCCAGCGTTATTCGTAAAACTAACGCGGCAACGATTGAGAGAGGCTTCATAGTCTGCGGCACACATAGCGCCAGCATTAGGAGGACTAGGAAGTGTTGAGCCCCATGCGCCGCACACGCCAGAAGGGGACGAGGCATTGATTGACCCAATAGACCACCGAGCAGCTTGAGCAGCGACGGAGGCCGAAGCCCCCGTCAATAGCAGCATTAGAAAAAATGCCGCCAGCTTCATTACTTCATGCCCTTGCGAATCATGCTGCGAATTAGCATTATTCCGCCAATAGCCGCGGTAGCAGCTAAAAACCAAGGCGCGGCAGCGCCTAAGTGGGCAGAAAAAACAGCTTGGGCTTGAGTGATTGCATCACCTACATAGGACGGCAAAGTGTACGTTGGCATCTTGAAACCTTTCAGTTAGTTAAAAACGGACGCTATAAAATTCAGCAGGAGTGTTATTAAATACCCACCGATTAGCCCGAGCGTCCACGCGGACATAATAGCAACGATTACGTCAGTCAGGTTCACAGCTCACCCGACCCACGATTGAAACCACGGGCAGCAATACTGCCACCACTTTTCACGCCTCGGAAGAAGGCGAAAACAATACCGAAGACAACCAGCAAATCCGTACCCCAGATGACTAGCGCCGATAACTCATTGATAGCAACGTCAGGACTTTGCGAGTTTGTAATTATCGGTCTATCAGGCAAAGGTGTTTGCGACTGGACACCGGCGGCAAAGAGCACGCCAAGCGCGAACAAGATTATTGAGAGTGTTTTCATGGATGAACTAAAAAGGTGATTCTTGAGTTAATTCGGGAACGTATTCGAGCCAAAAACCATTTTCACAGGGGAACATGAACACGTGCGGCGAATCGCCCAGCTTCGACTTATCCAACTGCATCCTTGAAGCAAACTCGTCTAAAGCATCGACAAAATTTGTCGCGTTTAGCAAGAACCGCTTAAGCGCCGGAACGTCAATAAGCGAAGCCCAATAACGATGCCGATTGAACGCGACCGCTGTATCTTTGGTAACGTATTTGGATATATATCTAGCTATCCGCAGCGCCTTGTCAGACCGCTTGCCGCTGGAGACTTTAATATATTTCACGTCAATATTACCCATCGACGGAGCACCGGCCTCTTGGCCGAGACATTGCAACCAGATTTTGCGAGCCAGATGAACATCAATACGACCAGCACATGCAATATGCATATGATGATGTTGGATGTTACTAGGATGCGCTTCGAGTACCGCGACATACTCCCAAACAGCACCGATAGCCGTACGGTAAAGCCTCACGAAGCGCCGGAAGCGTTCGAGCATGATGTCCGGTGTATTGCTATCCTCACGAGTAGTTAGCGTAAGGAGATGGTCAGCGCCAATGACTTTGCACTTAATGCGAACTACTTTTTTAGCACGTTGTTGGGCGCGGAATTTGTTATCAGCCTCGGAGATAGCCTTGGGGCGCGACCGCAGCCCTATTTCACGTTTCCACGCTTGGTCTGCTAATTGTTGGAAATCAATCTCTTTTACAACCGCCTCATAGCCCTCACCAGTTTCTTGGATTGACGCAACCCACCGAGTGGGTTCGACCAGGCGAAATTGTTGCACGAGCGTACCAGTGAGAACACTAGGCAAAATCTCTTTTTGAAGGGCGTGAGGCCGTGTTTCATTGCCCCGTTCTAATGTGTCTGTTGACATATGTCCGAATATCTAGTCTAGCGACACCGGCACCGGAGCCAGCACCACCCCTTCGGGGTGGATGCCGGCGCCACCGGCGACGGTGTCGAAAATTGTAGGTTTGCGAACTTGCACAAGGTGACAGCGCCGAGCGTTGACGAATAAACAAGTGTATTCGCCTTCCATAGCCATCAGCCTAGCACTCCCTTTACGATACGCGGCGAAGGTGCGAAAGCCCATAGTGGACACCGTACCGGACACGTGAGTAACGTTTATTGAAAACGGATACGTCATTACTTAACTGGCTTAATTGCGAGCAGCTTAACGCGACCGAGCAACACAGTACCGTATTGACCAACATAAAACGATTGAGGGTCTATCACGTACTGGCCGACAGGATAGAAAACGGGATTGCCGGAAGGGTCAAAATCGACAGGCACTTTAACTTCCTGCGGGTATTTCTTAGGCTGACCGTCAGTGTCAACAAATTGGCAATAGCCCAACTGTTCGCCAATTTTCCACTCACCACGCTCATTTTTGCCAGCCTTGACAGCAACTTTAGTTGATTCAATATTTACAGAAAGGGTCATCATTTTTTATTAATCCGTTTATTTAACGCCGGAATTGGCGAGACTTGAATTTACCGAAACGCTTACAAGAAAGCAAGCGATGGACTACAAAAAGTTTTTAGAGCACGTGAACAGCCTACAAATATCGACTAGACCAACCGCGTTTAACGACTGAAGGCCGCTGGAGGATTGCGTATTTATGGGGTGCTAATCGCCCCCATGCCCCTGATTTTCGGTGTTTAGACTGGATAGGAGCCAGTCAGCGTAGGAGATATCGGAACGCGCCGGCGGCGGAGGACGTGTAAATTTTTGAGCCTCATGCACGAGAAAGTCTATTCTCATGTACCGATGTGCAGATGCGGGAATAACAGGGAACAAATCCGCTACCGAGGGCAGGATTTTACGGAGAACTGCTAAACAGTCATACATCCACTCACGAAGGCCGGAGGGTTCTAAGAGCCAAGGAGCCACGGAAGTATCTAGGACAGAGTAAAGCCCCACATAGTCGCCCATAATCGCTTGCCGCGTCCTATACGCAGGATATAGGTCACGGGCACGATAGAACCAACGCGCAACGATAGGACTAAGATGCGACGTTCCATACCGCACGAGAGCAAAGTGAACTTTAGGCAGCGTAGTTTTCAGGCCGAACAAGGCCGTAATACTTGAAACGCCGGGTATGGAGAACCTATCGCCACGCTTGCAAACGACCAAATGCTCAGATATAGCTTTACGGACTTGTTTATCAAGCCCTTCAAATTCTTGAACGATTAGGAAAATATCCCACCGCAATTTTCTCGCATGGCGAAACCAATCAATCAATTCTTTACGTCCGTCTTTTGAGTACTCACGAGCGTTTAAGAATGTACCGGCCTCATCGAGCATCACAGCGCCGAACCTAGATTCGTCGCAAGAATCAGGGTCAGGGTCACTGTAACCATCGCCAATCAAGTCTAAGTGCTCGGCACTAGGCCAGTCGCTGATGCGCATTAGGTCACGTTTTACAGGAGCCGGACAAAGAGCCTCAAGTTTAATATCTAGGTTCGTAACGACGCGCCGACCAGACATTAAATACTCTTGAATTTTCTTGACGATTAGGAGAGATTTTCCAGAGCCAAGAGTACCAGTGACGACATAAACCGCCATTAGGAAGCCGAGACAACCATGCGGATATATTCGCGCTGAACTGACCATAGCCATATTGCAATTTTGAAGGCAACCATTGCAGCAATGCAGGAAAAAAAGTTACTAGGAATTATCATGCCAATCATTTTTAACGGCGTAAGCATCTCGACGGGCACAGCCATCGCAAGCGCGTTATATGTGGCAAACATGAGAGTCTGAACAGCAACCCACCCCGCAACGAAAACAGTGCCTAGCGTGACGTACACGGCAGCGCGACGACCTAAAAACGAAGTGAGAGCATTGAACAGCGATACGAACGCACCGCCTAGGATTAGCATCAGCGCTTGCATATTATGGCTTAGGGGAATACATCATAGACCACATTGCGAAGGCCGTAATTATCATCATGACCCAATACATCACACCACGCGCAAAGGGGATGTATGGGCAGGTATTAACGCCGATATTTACGGGCTTCCCTTGTATCTGGAAATCGGACTTAAAATCGCAGTCACTGGAGCCAGTGACACCGAACAGGCCAAAGTTAATATTCCAACGACTTTGCGAGCCGCCAAACTCATTTTTAGCTTTTCCAAGCTCGGCATTGGCAGGATTATTACCAGCCTCGGCTTCGAGAGCAGCGCCAGCCGACTGAACGCCGGAGACTTGACCCGCAGCATTGGCACTGTCAACAACGCGAGAATCACACGGAGGCAAAGGCGAACGTCCACATTGTGGAGCAGGGTTAGCGTTGGCAGGAGGTGCGCCACCGCCGCCTATGGCTCCACCACCGGCAGCGTTGATTTGATTGCCTAGCCGTTCAAGCGCCGCTATCTGATTGCGACTAACCGCGCCAGCCGTATCGTTGAGACGGTCTATCGCCTGAACGCCTTGATTAGTATTACTGGCTATCCTGCGAGTGTTGGCTGCATCCGCGGTGTTGAATCCGGTATTTGTGCCGCCCGTACCGCCGCCGGTGCGGCCAGTATTAGGGGAAGCAGGGTTAGACTGCGGAGTCTGATTGACGCTTGTCGGGAAATTCTGGAGGGCAGCAACTGGACTTGTAGTTGACGCGCTTCCCGGTGTACCTAGACCCTCGGCTATGCCGTTTCCGACAGCCGAATAGCAAATACCTAATATGCCGCCTTGCGTACACGCGCCGGAGTGCGTTGTTCGGTAC